AGGTGTCCAAACCGTGGATATCGCGGATAACGTCAACCTTATTCCGACGTTTAGCGAAGTTGTGAAAATGGAAGGCGTGTTAGATGACGCCAATGCGCTGATGGGCTCACTCGCGTATGCATTCCGTCCTACCGTGTACTCAGCACTGAAAACCGCGAAAAAAGACGCTGGATCGGGTCGATTCGTTGTCGAAGGCGGAGAATGTAATGGCTATAAAGCGCATAGCTCGACTCAAATGCCTGCTGGTGGCTCACTGTTCGGTAACTTCTCTGATGTGATGATTGGTACCTGGGGAATGGTAGAGCTGATCCCAACTCGCAATAGCCAAACGGGTGGTTTGGATATCGGCTGTCACCAAATGGCTGATGTCGCTGTCCGTAACCCTCAATCCTTTGTGAAAGGTGTCCCAGCGGCATAACCAAACCGTGATTTTCATTAATTAATGCCTCAGCAGCGCTGGGGCGTTTTTGTCTTAATCAGGAGCAAAAGATGGACAAAGTAAAACTCAAACTGACTCGCGGTACCGTGATTTCAAAAGGTGTGCATGGCGTCAAAGATGAAATCGTCGAAGTAGACCCACAAACCGCATTGAATCTTCGTCAGGCTGGTGCTGCGGTTATCGCAGAAGACGACGCAAAAGTCGGCAAGCCAACTACTAAGAAGTAATAGCTATGAGTGACTGGTCTCAATCGGTGGCTGAAATGGACGCCACCTTATTTGGCGCGTTCGGCACGTCTGCCACGATTGCTGGTATTCCGGTATCGGTGATCGTCGATGAAGGGGAAGTGGTTTTTGATGGGGCGGTGCAAGGTACTCGTCGCACTGTCTCACTCACTAAAGCTGAGGCCAATGCAGCTGGCTTAACACCAGCACGCGGACAAGTTGTGGTCGTTCCTGGTGAATCGATAGAAAGCCGAATAGCGCAACCGCCAATCATAGAAGACGGGTTATACATATTGGTCTTAGATTGATTTAGAGGGAGATCACCTGTGAAGCAAAACTCACTTATTCGCAATGCAATAGCAGACCACCTGAGGAATAACATTCCAGACCAACCAGCGCCAGATGGATCGGGGGTGTGGGTCAAATCAGTCTTTCCAACTTTTTTGATTGTAGACTCGGCTAAGGAGACCCCTGCTATTTTGGTTCATGTAAACGACGGCACCCGAGATGACCGTTATTCCGACATGCCAGAGCGTTACGAGGGCAACTTGTTTGTGTCGATCTATCTCGACGGCACTGCCAGTGATGACGACATCGATGATATTGGCGAAGCGGTAAAAGAGCTTCTGCCTGTTGGAATTCGATTTCCTGATGTTGTCACGTTGTCACGTTCTGGCTTTACCTATGAACGCAGTCCGGACAACAGTTACCGGGCTCTGCATATTAATCATCAATATTATTGGGAGTAACCAATGGCAGCAACACATGGCATGATCCCCATCGCTGGTAAAGGCAATTCGGTTTGGATCTTAAAAAAGGGCGTCGATATCGCTGCTGCAATCGCTGCAGGGGAAGAAGACGACGTCAACTGGGATAAGGCAGGGTATGTATCGGGTATCACACCCGTCAACATGACCAAGGAAGTCAACACGGAGGTGTATCTGGATAGTGAAGACGGCTATGCGAAAAAATCCACCGGTATGAAAGATGCGGGTGATTTCAGTTTTCAGCTCGGTTATGCCCCTGGCCAAGATGTGCAAAAGCGAATTGTGGACATTTACGATGTGGCTAATGGCGAGAGTGAGAAAACGTGGTTTCGCGTAAAATCACCCTCAGAGGTCGCGGATAAGTTTTCCGTGAACATGTACTACGGCCCGATCAGTAGCTTGGGCGTGCCAAGTTCAATTGAAAACTCGACCGACATGAAGCGCGACATCACCGTGGCGGTGGAAGGTCGTCCAAGCCTGGCAGAAGATTTCCTACACGCAGTGGTTTAACCCTTTACTAACCGATACGCCGCCCAGATGGGCGGCTGATGAGTGCTTATTATGTATCTACATACCTTACCTATATCAGTGGGGTCTAAGACCTTTGTCCTCAGCGAGTTCACCGCCCTCGATCGATTGCGTGATCTAGAATACACCGTCGAGCAACCAGAGGAAGAGGTACTAGGGGACAATGCCTCGGATAAAGAGAAAATGGCTTACGGACTGCGTCGTGAGCAAATCATCCTTGATCAAGTGACGCACTCCATTGCGTTGTCATTAGTGCATCAACATCGCAGTGATGATAACAACGTGCATGAATACGCTCATGTTTTAGAGTTGCAAAACACAGTAAAAGCACAGTGGCCTAACCGAAAAGTTAACGAGGCTTACGAATTACTTAAAAAGCTCAACGATCCAAAGTTTGAGCCGGAAGAAGAAAGTGAGCCGAAAGAACCGCAAGATCCACCGACGCCGGAAAAGTCTTAGCCGCCGCCTGGGACTTTGCGTTTGATCTGGCTACGGAACACAAGCACTCAAGTCCGACTCGCATGCTGGCTGAAATGCCGCTTTCTGATTATTGGGGCTGGATCAAGCGCCGTAAGAAAAACGGTTTTTCATTCCGCAATGCAGAGTGGCTTATGCAACAACTCAACGCTAATGTGTTAAATGCCTCTGGGCGCGCCTCCAGGCATTTCACGGCAGAAGATTTCAGTCTTCATCAGCATCAAGCGAAAATCCAAGCGCCTGCATGTAAACAATCCGTATTAAATCAGATTCTTAGCGAACAATCCTCCCTGTCATTTCCTCCTGTTGCATAGTAAAGTGCAATGTGTTCAATATAGGAGGGATTATGAACAACGTAATGATTGATTTGATGAGAGGCTGTTTGCTGGTTTTGGTGGTGGTGTTCATTGGTGGCGGTGCATTTATTGGGTTTGCCTATGTATTGGGTAATCCTTACACCCCAGGGCTGGTAAAAGTGATTGCGATTGGAGGCGGCGCGTTAGTTGGCCTTATCTTGGCCAGCATTGTCACGGGGATTTGTTACCTGTTGCTCAACATCAATGACAACCTCGAACGATTGGCTGCGGCTTCCGGTGAAGGTGGTCAAGACCAGTAACATTTACTAATTAATTATAAAAACCACGCTTCGGCGTGGTTTTTTTATGGAACTCGTATGGCTACAGCACAGGTTGCCGATCTTGTCACCACAATGCGGGTTGACACGGCTAAATTCGACAAAGATGTAGAGAATACCAAGAAGCGCTTGATGGGTTATACCTCTGCAGCGAGAAAAGGCACCAAGCAAAACAGCTCACTGTCTGACAGTTTTAGACATGTCTCTGGGCAGGCGTCTCAGTTACCGGGGCCGCTTGGTTCGATCAGTGGTCAAGTTGACAGTATGGTTGGCACGGTGACCAGTTTGGGGTTTGCCTGGACGGCCGCGGGTACCGCAGTGGTCGCAGCGATCGGTGCCTTTACTGCCGGGTTGCCTACCTTGGCAGAAACCGAGCGCCGTATGCTGCAGCAAGAGCAGTTAATCAAGGCAACCGGCTTTTCCAGTGGCTATACCGCGACGCAGCTCGATGAGCTGGCCCGTTCGGTAGCGATGGCAACGCTGGCAAGCACCGAAGAGACCAGTAAAGCTATCGGGGTTATGCTGACGTTTCGTTCAGTGACGAACGATCAAAACAACACCTTTGAGCGCGCTATTTATCTTGCGAAAGACATGGCCAGTGTCATGGGCGGTGATATGTCCAGTTCTGCCAAGCAGCTGGGTAAAGCCTTAGAGATGCCATCGACGGGTATGAGCGCTTTGAGAGAGTCTGGGGTGTCCTTTACTCAGGCCCAAATCGACATGGTGAAAGCCATGGAGGACTCAGGGCGAATCGCCGAGGCTCAGGCGTTCATTCTTGATGAGCTCGACAATCAGATTGGTGGCGCAGCTGGCGCAGAAGCTGGTGGCTTGATTGGTACGGTTGACACCTTTGGCCAGTCGGTAGAAGAAGCGTTTGAGGCTTTCAGTTCATGGACGGGAATGAAGCCTGTCATTCAGGATGTGATCAACGAAATCAATGAAGGCTTAAAAGTCGTTAAAGATTTCTTTGCGCCCACGACGACCGATGAAGCGTTAGACCTGATGTCTGAGCGCGTCAAAATCATGCACGAGATGAACAAGGCCACCAAAGAAGCCGGTGGCCAGCAGAACCTCGGCAGTTATTTTGGCTACACCAAAAGCGACTGGTTTAACGATCAGCGCCGTTTAACGGAAATTGATGCGCGCTTAAAAGAGCTGTCAGACGCGCGCGACCAACGATTAAAGGAAGAGAAAGAGGCACAGGAAAAAGCTGAGCAAGCGGTCGCAGAACGACAGAAGCAACGGGACGCCGAAAAGGCCGCCCGCGAGAAAAAACTGGCGGACGAAAAAGCTGAGCGCGAAAGTAAGCGCCGCAAGGCGAAAGAGGCTGCTGAAAAAGAGGCGGATGAGAAAGAGCGAGACCGTAAGCAGGCACAAACGGACAGCTGGCTGGATCAACTTAACCGCCGGATCCTGAGTGAGCAGGAGGCTTTGAAAGCGGCGAGGATGGATGAGGTCGATCGCCTTAATGAAGCCTATGCCGAAAAACTGATCTCTGCAGAACAGCATGAAGAAGGAATGACTGCGATCAGGCAGCACTATTCAGAGCAGAATCAAGAAATTCTTAGGAAAGAGCTGGAAGAGCAGGAAGAGGCGCAGAAAGGATTTTGGGACCGCTATTACGAATCGATGCAGGAATCGGCGTATAACACCGACGAACTGTGGCGACAGACCTTTGATAACTTCACCACCGGCTTTGGTAATGCGTTTGCCTCCGCGGTCATGGACAGCGAAAACGCAGAGGATGCGTTTAGGAACATGGCCAAAGGCATGGCGCAGTCCATGATTGCATCACTGGGTAAGATCATGGCGCAACGTTTGGTGATGTGGGCGCTGGAAAAAACCATGATGAAAGGCGAAGCCGCTGGCGAGG